ATCCGCATCAGGAAGCGTGATTGTCCTGTCAGCACCCAGACTTGCGGGTGAGGCGATGGTGACACTGCTCGTGTTATCACTTTCGAACAGCTTTAAAGTGCCTGTTGATTTTACTCTTAATTCTGCCATTTATACTCCTTTAGAATATTTATCTTTCACAGCTTGACAATCGGCTATGTATTTATCTATTTGTGCTTGGTCGCTTTTAACTATTCCATCCATATAATCATAGATGTCAGGGTATTCTGCTTTCCTGTTTGCATAGACTTGATTTAATGCTTCCACAGCATCAGCTTCACTTTCAAATGCGTTTAGTTGTTCTTCCGTAGGCTGAACTTCTGCGACATTCCATTCCTTGATGTATGCTCCGTCTCCGTCATCTTGAAGGCGAACATCTTTAGTGAAGTCAACTTCTCTGTCTAAATATATTCTTATTTTACTGCTTAACTGTGCCATCTATACTCCTATCAATTTGTATGCACCAAATACTGAAAATCTTTGTCCAGCTTCTATTGTAGGAGTGCCTCCAGATTGAGCAACATTTCCTATGAGATGAACGTAATCAGATGAGCCATTAAGGTCCATTACTATTGAAATTTGTTGTGATGCTGTTCTACCATTATTACTATTAAAGTTGGTTCTTGATTCTAATATCCTACTATCATTTTTACGAATGTGAAATATACCCACTTGTAGTGCACTATTTGCATCTCCACTTGGTGCGCAAGTTGCATAAATAAAATATTTTCCTGCTGTTTGTGGAGTAAATTTGTATGTGCTAGTATCATAATCACCTGCGGTATCATACTCTTCAGTATTAAATTGAAGCACAGTGTCAGTATCATTTGATATAACTTGATTAGCTGACATATAAGCTTGAAAAGCTGGAGTGTTAGCTACAGTAACTCCGCCACTTTGCATAGTTCCAGCGACATTGAAAGTCGCACCTGACGGTACTGTTACTGTATCACCAGAAGTTCCGATTTCTAAAGCCGTGCCCGTACTAGGATCTACCTTATCTACGTTTAACGTACTCACACTATCACCACGTTACCTGTTATTGTTACAGTTCCCGTATAGGAAACTGGCCCCGCCAAGACAGCCGATTCAATGTAATGATCCCCGTCTATGGTTGCCTGATGTGTAAAGAACCCATCTTTGGCAGCTTCTTGTCCTAAATATAAACTTCCATTTTGATCTTTAGTTTCAGCCATATTTTATTTTTCCTTATGTACTAATTGAATCAACATAACTAATCCAAACATGACAGCCACTGGCTGTTCCGCATAATCCATAAACTACATCCGTTGTATTTAAAACTATTTTAGCTCCACCTTGAACAAGTTCAACTGAACTTGCTGGTGGGATACTTAAATTTTTACAAATGTAATAATCAGTTCCTGCGCCCGCCAAATCAATATAAACATTCATTGTAATGGCAGTTGTTAAAATATTAGTTAATCTTAATCCGACAATAGCATCATCTGAATTTGATGTTAAAATAGCTGTTTCACTATTTGTTACCAATACTCCAACCGATTCAAAATCTTGTGCCATTTATCCTCCTTATACTATAATGCGATTGCCATTGCCGTAGCAAAGCCTTTTGTCGCTAAACTATCTGCATCAACTCCATTGATTGTAGAAACCTGCAAATCATTTAATGTGTTATAAATTTCATCCGAACCGTCTACATAAATAATAGCGTCTCTTCCTGCTGAAACTGTATATGTTGCCGCACCTGTTCCTGCCGTGCAAATAATATCATTACTATCTCCAGTATTATTTAAAACATAATACCACATTAACTTATTTGGGAATGTAACTGTGCATGTGCCTCCTGGGGTTCCAGTAAAATTTAAAATCTTACAACGTCCATCTTCTTGTGCATAAGAAGTTGGGTCATTTGTAAAAGTTAAAGTCTTGGTTCCTCCAGATAATGTTACGCCAATATATGCATTGACCATATCATCAATACGTTTTAAATTGTCGTTAGTTTCATCACCCCAAGTGTTATCATTTTCACCTGTGGTCATTAACCGCAATTCCGCGTTAGACCATGTTGAAGCCATATGTTACTCCTATGCTATTCTTAAAATAGCTGTTGATGCACCTGCTGCTGGAAATTCAATTTTGAATGTGCCCCCTGCTACCGAATAATCGGCACCAAAGTTAATTGTCATTATTGCTGAATTACTATCACTTGAATTGTATATAATGCACCCACGTGTTGTAAATGTAGCAGATGTCCATTCGGTATCTGCAAAATCTATGTATGCTGTTGTACTACTAGAAGTTGGTGCTATATTTGTTAATGAATTTCCACCTGTTGAATATCCACCTGTCGCAGCCAACTCATCTGAATTACCAGTTACATCTGAATAATTAGTAGTTGCGACTCCATAAGTACCTGTGATACTTGCAGCCGCTTTCATTAAAGCACATTTTATTGTGTCAATTCCAACATTAAAATCATGATCGCCTTCAAGTAACTCAACTTTAAAACTAGTGCATATTGCTGATACTATAGCCATATTTTATCCTCTCGTTCCTATTTCGCCTTTGACGTTTTCATCGGATCGTTTCCTCCCCTGTTCCTGAGCTATAAATGTTTGTAAGGACCTATCATATAAGCCCTGATACCTATTTAATAAATCAGGCGTTTCTTTCATATAAACAGCAGCTTCAACTAAAGAGCCGTTCATTATTACATCAGGAGCATAGTCTCCAAGATACGAATTTGCATTTCCAGATCCCAGTCCTGTTGGTAGTATAGTATACCCTATTTCTAATGTAGTGTCAATAGTTGGTCTAGGTGAAAATATCCATTGCATTCCTCGATCAGATGATGAATAAGTACCCTCTCCATATAATGAGTAATATAAAGGTGTACCACTCACCGCTGTTGAAATATCCTGTGTATATTCTCTTACAAATGATTGATCTTTTTCCATTAGAAATTCACCTGTTTTAATTTTAATATACCGTGTAACATATAAATCCTGTGGTATATCATAAAATCCATTATTTGCCGATAATGTAATGTCAACAGTTTTGCGATAAGCTGAGATATCAGCTTCCCTTACAATTCTTTCTTCTGCCAACTGAATGCATAAATCAACAGGGGCAACACCAGAGCCTGTGGCTGCGGTGAACTCCGTTGAATCATTTTCAGTCCAATCTAGAATTGACTGTTTAAGCTGTACGTATGTTAATCCCATATTATTGACCCCATGTATCGTCACCCCAAGCAAACATGCCCCAACTTGGAGAAGTTACTCCTATTGTACCTTGTTGTGCTGTCATAGTCAAGGCTGTTGCATCAATAGTAACAGTTATCAATGGATATGCATTTACCGTTCCTTGTGCAGAAGTTGCCTCTATTCCATCTGGTATTTCAGTAGCTGAGAATACCAACGTACCTTGAGAAGCAGTTACATACATTCCATCTGGAACTTCAATTCCTGGAATTATCACAGTACCAGGACCCTCAGCAGTCATTGCTATGCCATCTGGAACTTCTGCTAAACTAATAACTGTGGTACCTAAAGCACTTGTTGCTTCTATTCCTGATACAACAGCAACAATACTAATTATTACGGTTCCCTGACTAGATGTTAATTCAAATCCCGAAGCATCTTCAAATAGTGAAATGTTAACAAAACCTTGCCAAGTTGCCGCCTGTCCTGAATATTTACCATGCAATGGTCCAAGCCTTACAGTTGTAGGAACTGAATCATTGTCAGGACGAGGATTATATAAAACATTACCACCTGCGGAACGTTTTAAATATTTTTGTGGATCAAGCTGTGGTTGCTTAGCTTCCCACTCTTCTTTAGAAACTCGTGCGCCTGTCCATTCAGTACGGGCATCCTTATATTTTATTTTCCAACCAGATCTATCACTGATTAGAACCGCATGTTTTCCTTTTGCGTATCTAGCCATTTAACCTACCTATATATGACTGACTTGTGGCTGTACTATAAAACTTACTCGTTCTCTATCTTCTTCTCTTGCCAATTCCCAATCTTGATCATATAATGGTTTCAACACTGCCAATCTATCAGGTGCTTTTTTAACGGCAAGTTCTACTGCCAAACCGCTAATCAATGCAGGTAAATATCTTTTAGGTATTTCAGGATTTTGAGCATAGTTTGTAGTTACGTCTTGCGCGTACATAATAGTCCAACCAACATATTGATAATAAGTTTGATTTGGAACAGGCCATAAATACATTTTATGTGTAGCTGATCCTGTTGAATCAAATTGTGCATTTCTTTCTAATGAAAATTGAACAGGCTTTCCTTTAGTCCATTTATCTGGAATCGCCATGTAATCATCAAGACTAATACGTTCCATTGGAATGTCATTAGGTTTAGTAGCATCTTCATTATCTCTTATAGAACCATCCAAAACATCTGCATGTATGGATGAATTAAGAGAAATATAATCCTGATCCTTAGTCATGTTAGCTGTATGAAAATTTAATGTAAATAAATGTACACCTTGATTAGCCCATTTAGTTAATAATAAATTTAAAGAACGTCTTGCCGTTTTTAAATCATATCCAGTTTCAGGATCAGAACCAATTCTTTCATATGCTTCCTGTATAATTTCACCAGAATCTAAGTTAAAAGTATAGGTACCCGAAGTAGCCATTTAAATCCTCCTACATTAATGAACGTGTAATCACCCATAACAACTGGCCTAATACCATTATACCAATTGTGTACATAACCTTATTAATCGTATTTATTTTTTCTTCAATATGTTTTAAATGATTATCCTTGATTATGGATATACGTTCGCTAAGTATTTTTATTTCACTCTTTAGCTCAGTAATCTCTAAATCATATTTAGATATATCCTGTGCCATTTTAATTCCAATAAACTAAAGCGTTAGAACCAGTACCTGTTACTGCAACAAATAAATTTGTAGCTACTTTTACGCCACTATGTGGAACAGTAAATGAAGCACTTGTATTTGTTAAAGCAGTTAATCTTGCCACTACTGTACCTGATGCTGAATTGGCATCATATACAATCGCAGTAGCTGTAGCACTTCCTGCAGCAAGACTAAGACCTAAAAGCCTTTGTGGATGAGCAGTACTAGATTGTCCGTCACTAGTAGCACTTGAACCTGTTGCACCTGTAGCTATATCAGTTACTTTTGCGTCTGTTTGAAACATGTTAACTCCTTAAAACGGGGGACCGAAGTCCCCCTAGTTTATTTTAGCTTAAGTTATTATTTTGTAAATAACTAATTGTAAAGGTTGCAGTGCCTGCACTTGCATCTCCACCGCCATCAGTTACCTGTAATTGTATTCTGACATCAGATGTTCCGATATCTTTCCAATTAGCGCATAAAGCTGTAGTAGCTGGCGCAATTTTTCCAATAGCCGCTACGGATAATCCATCAATATATAAATCAGGATTTCCTACAATGCCTATATCAATAAGATCAGTTCCTGATCCGTTAAATGCCACTTGAACATTTACATCAATATCTACAATTTGAGAATTGGCAGGAATGATAATATCTGTGCTTGTTGCTGAAGTATCTCCATAATCAAAACTAGCTGATTGGCCCATTACTACCTGGCCAACGTTTTTCATATCAGATCCAACTGTAGTGCCAGTAGTTACTGGTATAGTGCCCGCTTTAATCGGGCCCGAAAAAGTTGTTGTACCCATTTGTCTTACTCCTTATGGTTTCTGTCTGCTTTCACAGTCATTTGGGTTAAAAGGGGGCACCTTTAACAATGCCCCCCTTAGTATTAGCTAGGGTTTGCACCCCAAACGCCACGCCAGTCAGACCAGCCGAAAGAATATCTTTCTCTGGACTTGTAACGAACGTTTCCAGTTTCG